ACATAGACCAGCCCATACTTTCCAAGAGAGAACGCCATACCGTCTGGTACGCTAGTTGTATTCTCTTCTGTAACGCTTACGAAACCAGCCGCGTCTGCTACAACAACTGATCCCTTTTCACGAACCCTGTACGCATCATACACGGCGTCACCCCAAAGCTTAACAACAGCCTCAGGGTTTAGTCGTCCGGTTGGCATGTCAAGTGATCCTGATGATGCAATAATCCCCTCAAGGATCTTATTCAGACCACCTGATTCAAGGACCCCGCTACGGAACGCCGTCTCAAGTTCAGCAATTGTAACCTTACCATCCGGGGTCGTGTCTAAAGGCCTGAGAGCATCTTCGTCAAAGCTAGTAGAGATGTATCCCTGGGCCAGGCTGTTGAGCCATGGGTAAGCCCCTCCTCCGCCAAGGCTGTCAAGGTCTTCTCCAAGAGCTTTAAAGTTATCTAAGATAGCAATAGGGTGTCCGCCTGCAATCGCCCCTGTGCCTTGGCTTAGGTCTCCGATAGATGCACCGGACTCCCTTGCAGACAGAATGAAACTATCCACAGCGGTCTTACCGGCCCCAGAGAAGAATGCAACACCACTGTTTGAGACGAACACCTTATTACCGGCGTTGATTCCAACAAGAGTTGTTCTACGGGATGCAGCGTCTAGGGTTGACAGGCCCTTTAGGCCATCTTCCATATTCGCAGTTATGGTGTCCGAGTAGTCTGTTACCGCTTCACTAAACAGTTCTGCGGCATTCTCTATACCAGATGCACCCATGATGGCATTAAACGTCTGGTCCCCTAGCTGCCTGTCCTTGGCAAGGGACTGTAACACATCGTAATATGGGCTAATAGTATTTGTGGTAGCCTCAAGCTTATCGTAAATTGCCTGAGCTGCAATAGGGTTTTCGGTATCTAGATACTTTTCAATCAATGCCTTTGCTGCGTTGTTGACTGGGGCTGCATCTGTTATAAGCTTCTTGTCAAAAGCCTCACGTGCATTTCCTTCGCCTTCAGCTTTGGCCTGCTTCATTGCGCTAGCCTGAGCCTTAACAATGTCCCTGTAGACCTGGCTTTCCTCAGTAAGACCAGCAGACTTAGCATCCGCAAGCTGGCCCTTAAGCCACTTAGCGTACCCGCCCCAGCTCATCTCGTCCCGGTCTACGGCCGCAACCTTTCCATCATTCTCTACATTGAACTTGGCTACGTACACAGATCCGCTTAGCTTGTCTGCCTGGGTTAGATTCCCATCTGCCTTAAGCTGTGCAATCCGATCATTAGCCCATGCCTCTACGTCAGTAAGAGTAACCTCAGAGATCCCCTTGTTTGAAAAGGATGAACCCAAAAGGCCAAAGTCAATCTTTGTTCCATTGTTCATGGAGTTGATAGCTAGGTTCTCAATGTCTGTTTCGTACTGGCTACGGAACCGCTCAAGCTTTGAGCTGATCGTCTCATACTCTGTGGTGCCTGGCGGGAACCCGCCCAGCATCTGCTCATAGTAAGAGATGACGTATTCTCCGTCTACGTTCTGACCGTTGAACTGGTCCTTGTACATACCGGCTTCCATGTTCGTCTTATAGGCAGTAAGAATTGAATCAAGTTCGTCAGTCATCTGCTGCTTCATGATCTGGTACACAAGCATAGTTAGATTCTGAGTTGTGCCAGATCGACCGAAACTACCTCGTCGTGCCATGTCTATTCACCTTCCTGTGGCGGAACTCCGCCCTGTGCTGATTGCAGCATTGACATTAGATCAGCTCCACCACCCTGTGCGTTCTGCGGCAGGGACTCCTGAGGTGGCATTGCGCCATCCGTAGGAGCGTTTAGCATAGGAATGCCGCCCTGTGCTGGGTTCAGGCTAGCCATTGCCTCCATTGCGCTGGCCTGGCCCTTTTGTGCCATACCCTGCGCCTGTGCTGGAGGCTGCTGCTGAATCTGTGAGAACATCTGAATTAGCGCACCCATCGTCTGCACTGCTGCAGGGTTGAGAGTTGCATCGGTCTGCTCGTCACGGATAAGATCCTTCTCGCCCTCTGGGTCAGTAACTCCCATGCGGTCCATTGCCCTCTCTGCTGACCAGAGTCGGTTCTGGACAAGGTTCACTGCAGTCTGCGCCATTTCTATTGTGTCTCGTGGCGTCAGCTCAGGTGGGGTAATTGCAATTGTGAATTCCCCGTCGATTATGTTACCAACGCCCTTGTCCTTGTTCGACCAGATGCGTGCGCATACTTCCCATACGTCCTGAACCCATGAGTACAGGAGCTTTCGCTTTGGACTGATACGAGCTTCGTAGTTGGCCATAAGCTGAGCGATTGCCCGGCTAGACCCAAGTACGCTGGATGGAGCTAGTCCTAGGAGTAGGTCATTAAGACCAGACACTACGGCTAGCTCGCGGTCGATCCGCTTGTTGTAATCTTCAACCTGGAACTGTGGGATGAATGGGCTGATAGACTCAATGCGGTTTCCTGCCCCAGGGGTAGCGACCTGGTTTGGCTTCGGGATAGCGTTAGCAGGAACCTCATCCGGAGCTTCCGCGCCCACAAGCTGCCACATCTGTCCTCCGACAACAGAGTGGATCATTTGTGCCTGGGCGGTGATCTTCTCGTCCTTCTCTCGCAGTAGCTGCTCAATGTCGTAGAGCTCTGGCTTGCCGTATGGGCTTCCAGGGATCATGCTGTTACGAAGAATGATGTAAGGGATAACGCCTTCCATCTCCGGGTGCTCAGTCTTCTTTACGACTGTGTTGCCAACAATGATTGCATTGCAAACAAGGGCCGGCTTACCTGGCTGGGTAGGGTGCTTATACCAGTAGTCCATGACCTCGATCTTCATCTGGTCATACGCAGTCTGGTACCTGACAGGGTCCCTGTGGTAGCTGTTTAGATAGATGCTAGCGATAGGGTCATCGTGCGTGCTGGCCGATGTGTATGGGTACCACTTGCTACCATCGTTTACAGGGATGACGTTGATGCCATAGTCTTCAATAGCGGCCTGCGGGGAGATACCGTAGCTGTACAGTGCCCAGTCAATTCGACTGTAGTCGGACGTCCCGTAACCAAGGTATAGGTTTTCAGGGGTGTCAACGATCTGAACCGTAGGGACCTTGGATACCGGGTTCCAAAATACCTTGGCAGCTGTTGTACCGTAAAGAGCCTTCAACAGGCATGCCTCTTCCATTCGTAGGTCCATGTCATTAGAGTCCCACCATGCGTAGAACAGTCGCTCTCGACGTGTTGCCTGGTTCCTCTCAGTCGTCGTTGGGCCAGTAGGTACGTAGTTTACAATAGGTGTCACTGCCTGCAGTGAGGCCGGGATCTGAACGTATGACGCGTGAACGTTGACAGATACGTGTGACCTGCCGGATAGGCGGGCGCTAGGGTCTTCTGCCCAGTGGTCTGCCCCTCCGAGCGTGAAGGTCTGTGGGTGGAAGTAGTGATCGTATCGTCGATAGAGAGCACGCATTCGGTTCTGCTCAGGCTCAACCATCTGCTTCTTTACTATGGCGTCACCGATAATACCGAAGTACTCGTTCTCTTCAGCTACCTCGCCAATGGCGTTAAGGCGCTGCTTCTCCATGCTGAGAGCCTTCTTCTGGGCGTCTGTCAGGTTAGACATCTTAGAGTAGTCTGCAGAAATCTTCTTGCTGAATACCTTGCCGCCGGATACGACCATCTTAGGAACAGTCCTGATACCCTTGCCTGCAGGGTTTGATCGGCCCTTCTGGACAGCGCTCTTCATAGGAGGTGTTCGCTTTTTTGCTGCCGCAATGGTAGGCTTCTCTCCGCCAAGCGCCTTCCTAGCTGCTACGGCAGATGCCTTGATTGCTGCGATTGCAGCTTCAGGAGCATTAGTATTAGCAGCAGAGATGCTGGACACTACGTTTCCACCGCTCTGGGTTAGCTTAGAAGGCTTGCCCTTCATGGACTGTCGTGCCTTTTCGAAGTTGGTACCGATGTCCCGGATGGTGCTAGCTGGAGCTACCGCTGGGTCGTCAGTATAGAAGGATGGCTGTGGCTTTCCGTTTACAAATGAGCCAGGTAGCTTCTTAAGTCCCTTACCTTTTGCCATTATGCATACTCCCCAAAGTAGCTAAACACAGGCTTCTCAACCGGGTTGGAAGGATTGCGCGTAGCGTGCCTGACCGAGAGGGCAAGTGCCATCACGGCGTCTGTTGAAAGGTTCTTGTCTGCAAGCTTGTATCCTAGTAGCTGGCGCCGAAGCTCCATCCACACTCCACTACGTGGAATCTTAAGCTGTCCACGGTCGATTACTGCCTTAAGGTCGCCAAGTAGTTCTAGCTTCTTTGCCTTGGTGCCGCCGAAGTCGTAGTCACGAAGAGGCTTAATGATGCTAAACTCCTGTCGGAACAGCTTGCCACCAAACCCAGTAGAGTCTACAATGGTGGTACACGTTGCTCCGTCCTGCGTATATAGCAGGTGTCCCTCTCGCACCATGTTGATGATTGCAGGGATTGTTTGCTTGCCAACCTTCCGGCGGCATCGAACCCCAACTATCATTTCGCGCTCTGTGTAGTCAAGAGTAACGGCCCAGGTTGCGTCAGATGAAATACCAGGGTCGACACCTTGTGCGTATCGTCGCTTTGACACGGGAGGCTGCTCGTCTTCAAATTCAACGAAGCACCCATCAACCATCTCAGCGTTGAAGTAGGCATCACGTGCCTCAATGAAGAATCCATCAACGTTCTGCGGCACCAGGTACTCTGCCTGCTGGCGAACAATCGAATCAAATGTGCTTTCATTAAGGCCAAAGCCTACGTTGTCACGAGTGGATAGTCTGAAGCTCATGAACTGTTCATCTCTATTTGGGTTCTTGATATTCCCAAGTTCCCATAGGTCGGCGTAGTCGTTGATGCCTTCTGTAGGCGTTCCGATGAAGTGAAGCTGGCCACCGGTGGACAGACGGCGCAAGTTGAGAACCTCCTGATAGATCATCAGAAGGTGAGGCTCAAACGCGGCTTCGTCAAACGAGATACCATTCATGTCCTTTCCAAGCAGGGCCTTAGCCTTGTCCTGGGTTGTGCGGAAGTGGAT